AGACATTGCAAGGTTATACAATAGAAAAAGCTATTGATACATTAGCGCATGAAATGAGACATGCTGTTCAATATAAGAACAAATGGTTGTCAAAATTTAAGGGGAGTGCAGATAGTGTAAAAGGATATTGGAAAGGTAAAGAGTATAATAATGATTATTATGATGCTCCGTGGGAAAAAGATGCTAGAAAATATGCCGAAAAATACACAAAGATAGCTAGTGATAGTTTAAATCTAAAAAGAAAATTAAAAATAACAATCTAAATAAATTTGGTAATATGGATTATTCTTCGTATATTTGTATTTCATTATTAACAGGCCTGCCAGCCTTATATATTTGAGTTAATTATGTTACAACGAAAAAGGGGGGGTGTTTAACACCTCCTTTTTTATGTCCATACACTTACCTCATTATGTATGAGATAACCCCAAGCAACCGTTCCTATTAGGTCTGGTAAGGGCAAAAGAAAGCCCGAACTTAATCGGGCTTAGTGAGGTAGATAAACTATTAGAAATATAATGGCAATTAGATAAATATAGAATACCTCACTTCGTATATAAATATATTATTATTCTTTTATTGGTACGCAATTTGGAACTTCGCGGCCATCCAGGTCCTTAGTACCTATTTGTTCGTATCCATCCCAACACGGTCCATCTTCACCTTCAGGTGCTAAATTAATTCCTTTATAAGAATCTTGTCTTAATTTAGATGCTATTTTGGATTGAGCACTCATATCTTTTGATTTGCGATATGTGTTGTAGCAAATTGCTGAACCTTGCTCTTGTCCATATTCATCCACTATTTGTGAAATACATTCACTAACATATTCTTGTTCGGTTTGTCCTTTCTTTGGTACTGGTATTGGCATAATATTAAATTTTGATTTATCGGATATTTTTTGTATCTTTACATTTAACAATTAACATAACATATGTTGTTAAATGTCAAACACAAGTTATAAATGTCTAGACCTAAAAATCCAAATAATCAATACTTTAATCAATCCGTAGAAGATGCAGTACATCAGTATAATCTTTCAACTAATGATGCAGAGAAAAATAAGTTGTTCAGAATAATATATCCAGCCTTATTCAAAGTAGCGGAGGTATGGTATAATAAAATAAAACCTACCTATGTAGAATTACCAATGGAAGATTTACAGGCAGATTGTTTATGTTTCTTAGTACAAAAAATGCATATGGTTAAGGAAGGTAAAGGTAAAGCATTTAGTTACTTAACAGTTACCGCAAGAAACTATTATATTCAACAGAATATGATAGCTTATAGAAAAAAATTAAAAGGATATTCCTTAGATGCTTTACCTGATACGTTTGATATAGAAGATGTGGAAACTGATAGAGTTGAACAAATGGAAAGTAATGCTGCTCTATTTGATTCTTTTATGGAATATATGGAAGAAAACTTTGGTGCTATGTTTCCAACTAAATCACAAAGTAAATTTGGTGAGTTTTTAATTCCAAAATTAAAAGAGAATTTATTAATAATGGATTCTAATCGTAGACAGATGTTAAATGAAATTGCTTCTGAATCAGGTATTGATAGAGGAGTAGTAACAAAATACCTTAGTAAAGTTGCTTCTCAATTTTCTGTGTTTAAAAAATATTATGTAGAATTTGGTAAGAAACCAGAATTTGAAAAAAAGTTACACCTTACTAAATCTGATAAAGGATATATTATAAAAAATTACAAACACTATTCTAAAAAATTTGGATTAGAGGCTATGGCTCGTCAATTAGGTGTAGAATATGAAGTAGTAAAAAATTGGGTTAGTCAACGAGAAACGTTACCCCATTGATTTCAATCTTATCAATTAGGTCATAAACAAAAGTTCTATAATCTCCTTTGTTCATATCATAGAATATCATATATCCTAAAGCATTATAGTTGTATGGTACGCCTGGACTTCTAGATGGTCCATCAAATGTAAATACTTCTCTACCATTGTAATCATCACCTTCAATTGTTCGTCCCCATATTTTTAATGGCACGTTCTTATTTGTTAAGGTTAAAGAGCGTAATCTTCTAACACCAATCCTTTGTGGCTTTGTTTGAAAATGTAGTATTCTATTTAGTACTTTATTACTATCCATATTATTATACAATTGGTCCACCAGTCACCCACGCATCGCAGGTTCTACTTGCAGCACATTTAAAATCAAAAGCCTCGCAGTATCCTAATACACCTGCTTCTATACTATCGTAAGGGTCTACGCCTTCTTTTCCGATTCCTTCTGCAATACATTCCAATATTTCTGGAGTTCTATAAAAGAATGCGCAATTACCACATAAGGCTTTTTTTGCACTTTCAACATCTCCTTCAAATTGTCCTGCTTTTGCTTCCCAATATTCTTCGTTTGGTTCTTCGGGATTGAGTGGTCCATAATTTGCTTGTTTAACAGCTACGTGTCTATTATAAAGATTTAATGCAATGTTTTGTGTTGCTTCAGGACATTCTTGAAAGTCTTGTAACACAGGTGGAACATCACCTAATAATGCTGGTGCGATACTGCCACTTACAGCTTGACCAGGATAAGTTGAACCAGGATTTGTTGGTTGTGCTTCGTTTTCAGTTATTAATCCTAATTCTTTTAATTTAGATTTAGCCCATCTACCTGCTGCTAACCCTCCCCAACTATCCATCATTAATTTACCACATCCATCTGAATATGTTTTAGATGTTTCCAAATCTATTTCATGCCTACTAACATAAGAGTACATGCGCTTGATTGTATCTACGCTGAGAGGTTCACCTTTGGCTAACTGGTTTGCTCGTTGTTTTCCAACGGGAGTTCCACAAGAACCCCAACCATTTTTATCTGCCCATTCTAATGCTTTCTTTGCTGCATTTTTAACTGAATCAGGATAATCAGAATATGATTCTAAATCAATTCTTTTTTTTTTATTGTAGCGATTATCTTTAGAGATAACTGCTCTAATCTTTTTTAATACAATTTCTGCTTCAAAATCATCTAAAGTATCAATATCTTTTTCCATTAGTTCTAATTCTACTTTTGCAGCAGCTACTAATGAATGTGAAAAGAGACCTTCAATACTAAATCCAGAGAATTTTTTTTCTTTTATTTGTTGCCAAACTTTATCATCTGTCACTTTAAATATGCCCATCCATGTTCCTATTGGTACTGAAAATCCATATAGAGCTGATTTATCTTTAGTTGTTGATTCTGTAATCCAGCTTTCTACTAAACTAACACCATCTATTCTTTTCTCATGCTCCACTGTCACAGCATCATTATATTTGTTTTTTAAATACTTTTGTGCTAATTGTTCTATCGTTTCTGGCTTTAAGAATACATGGTAACTATTACCTTCACCATCTATACGCAAGATACGCTTGTTCGGAATTAAAATAGGACCTAAAACTAATTGCTTTTCTTCATCTACTTTTTCAAACTTAATTTCTTCTTTATCAAACGCAACCCACCCTAATTCTATTGCAGGAGAAGACACAAGCGACACAGCATACACCTCATCGCTTTCATCTAAAATTTTTAGTTCATATACTAATTCTTCTTTTATCATAATCATTTAACAATTTATCTTTGATTTGTTATCATATATACATATATATTACTAACCACCGAATGTTGCTGCAACGTTAGTTCTTCTATCCAAAGCTTGTTGGCTTGACACCTCACCACTTACGACAAAAGCTCTAATCGGCTTTCCGCTGGCTGCTCCAATTGTTTCTGCAATTTGTGAACCCGGTGTTGCCGCTTGTGTACCTCCTATTACAGGAGTTGGTGTTCCTGCAACACTTGGTGTTGCTATTGATGCACCTCCACCCGCTGCAGCCGAACCTGCGCCTGATGACTGTGATTCATATGTTTGTGCTTTAATTAAAGCAACTTTCTTATATCCAAATACTAATGCCGCGGCCGCTGCAGCTGCACCTAACGCAGGTCCAACAACAGGAATTACTGCAAGAGATTGGAACGCTTGAATTGCTGCTTGTAATGTTCCAATAATTGCTTGTGCAATTTGTGTTTTCTTATTTTGCTCAAATGCTTTCTTTCTTATCTTTTCTTCTTCTACTGCATTACCTTTTGCATTTTTAAGGTCTTGCTCTTGCTGCATTTTATTTACTTCACTAGCAGCACTGAATATACCATTTATTGCACCCAATACATTTGTTGCATAACCTAAGTAAGCATTTAATTCAGCATTGTTTACATCCTTTCTTTGTTGTGAGTACTTCTTTTGTATATCAGTTGAAGCCGATTCAAACTCCTCTTTACTTATTTTTTTCTTATCGTATTGAAGTTTTAAATCTGCTAATTCTTTATTTTCTAATTCATTTATAAGTGCTAATCTATTGGCATAATATGCTCTAGTTCCTTGAATTAGGGTTTGTCCGTTTAGTTCTAATAATCTTAATCTTTTATCCGAAGCATCTTGTTGAGCAGCTAATAATTTAGCAGCATCTTCATCATCATACTTTTTATTAATTGCAGATATTTCTGCTCTACCTTGCTCTAATACTGCTGATTTATCTGTAATACCAGCTTTATCTAATGCTAATAATCTTTCGTTTTGAGCTACTCCAGCTTTGTATATCTCCTGGTCTCTTGCAGATAAAGATGCAACATAAGCATCGTTTACTACTTTGTTACCTTCATCTAAAATCTTCTTAGCTTTTTCTAATTCCTCATCTCTATACTTCTTATCAATTGCAGCTAATGCTTTTGCCTGTGCTTCTTTTAATTGAGTTGTATCATCACCATACTTAGTTGCAAGATATAAAAGTTTATTATAGTGTTCATTTACTTTATATTCTTCTTGCTCTCTTTCAGAAAGTAATGCTAAGAATGCTTCTTTTTGCCCATCTAATAATTCCTTTTGTTCCTCCTCTCTAATTTTCTTAGCTTCTTCAGCTGCTTTCTTTAAATCATCACCTTGTTCTTTTAGATTTTCTTTTTGAGTCTTGGTCATCTTTTTAGTACCAGCCTCAAATCTATCCATTGAACTATCGAAATTTTTACTAAATCCAGTTACACTTTCTTTAGCATCACTCCAAGCACCTTTGAAATCACCTTTAAGTAATTTAACTACTGCTCCACCTAATTTACCTAATGATTGGAATACTGCAGTAATTGCTGAATATACAACACTAAATGCTTTACTAACATATGGTAATGCTTGTGTTGCTAATTCTATAAAACCATCTATTAACGGCATTATAGCTTCTAATACACCATTAAGAATCTTTTCTAAACCAATCATTAATGGTTCAAACTTCTTTACTGATTCTTCTGATTTACTAAATGCAGCCGCTATACCAGCTACTGCAGCTACTATTAAACCAATACCAACTGCTTTAAATGCTGCACCAAATGATTTAGTTGCAATTTCTAATTTTCTAAATCCACTTGCAATTGCACCAATGGGACCTGGCGCTTCTTCCAATTGGTCTGCAAATGATTTAGCACCAACCTTAGCTTCTTCTAACGCATCCTCAACATCTTTAATATTAGCGGATAACCTTTTAAACTCAGCAGAACCTGCAGCAGTTTCTTTCAATTGCTTTTTAAGTTCTTTCAATTGTTTAATAGAAGGCTCAATGTTTGTGTCAACATCTATTTCTACTTCAGTTTTATATCTACTTGTATTTTCGGCCATGGCTATTTCTTACGTTTTAATTTTCTTTTTATAAACTCTTTTAGCTCTTTCCAAGTAGATGGATATTTGTATTTACCTTTGGCAATATCAATATTTTCGGATACACCATAGAATGGGTGCAAGTTTAGTATATCAATTATATTCTTAATCATATCCATTTAACATTTAAATTCGGTTTTGTAATTGAGGGTTTAGAGGAAACAAAATCATACACTTATCGTTGTAATGTGGATATCCCACTTCAAACTCCTCATTTATTAGATATATTGGTTTCAAAGTAAATGGTTCAATAAGTAAATTTAAACACTTCCAGCCACCATCCTCTATATCAGGATTAGATGTCCAACGTGTAAATGATGTAGCAAGTAGGTATTTACTCCCACTTCTTTTTATGTTATCTAATGCTTTGTGTACGTTTTCATTTGTTAGATGTCCAAAACAATCTCTAACAAATACCAAATCAACTTTAGGTAAATCATCTGATGTTAAATCTAATGCTCTAAAATCTACACCTTCGTATTTAGATTTGTTTTCCTCAATCAAAGGTTTTACAATATCTGCACCTATGTAAGATGCTCCACATAAATCAACATTTTTCATCCAATTCCAATCTCCGCATGGGATATCTAAAATAGATTTAATGTTATACTTTTGTAATAATACAGGTAATTCTTTACTAATTGATTTTGCGTATTCAATTTCAGAACCCATACCACTTACACTTTCAGTAGATTTCCATAAATTCTTTTCGTATATTTCAGTAAATGTTTCTTCTAATTTATGCATAATATCCATTCCATTTAATGTTTGAATAATAACCATACAAATGATTACTCCATACCAAACCTAAACTTGGATAACGTGTTAACATTTCTAATGGTGTTAAATCCGATTGTTGATGTGCTTCATAAGGGTTTATCAAATGATGTTCATTATGATAAAAATCTACTCCACCTTGTGGGCATATATAAGGTACTGCTACTAATACATTCTTACATCTACTCAACACATTATGTGAATCTTCAATTGTAAGATGTTCTAATACATCTCCTATAATTACAAAATCATAATCAGATATATCGTAAGTTACAATATCTCCAACGTATATGTTTTTATATTTTTCTGATAGGTTGTATGCCTCTACATAACCATCATAGATTTCTAATCCATCTATGTGGTAACCTAATGGTTTTAAGTAATCTGCATAAGTTCCTACACCAGGTCCTACATCTAATATTTTAGATTCAGTTGTGGTGTGTTTTTGTATAAACTCAATTGCTTCAGTTTTTCCGTAGTGATATGAGTGTGGCATTATTTTAATATTGTTTTTTGTGCTGTTTCTTGTACTTGTTTCCAATAATAGGAAGATGCTCTAGTTTCATCAACTTCCAAAACCTCATCATAAGGTAATTTACTAATGTACGCACCTTTAAAAAATAAACCTGCCATATCAACCGTAACACCGGCATTGTGAAGTATCCAGTGTTTTTCAATTCTATCAACCGGGTCAGTACTCCAACCAAAAGAAATTCTGTCATCAACTTTAGTTTCGTGTCCTGATAACCAAGCATTCCAAAGTAAACTCCACATACCAGCTGTCCATTTCTGAATTGGATAATCACCTTCATACTTTTTTACATATAACGGTTCAACTTCACAAAAGTAATCATACATTGTGATAGCATTTTTTTCTACCTTATCCCAAAATTCCCAACCTTCACCATTAATAATATACTGAGCTCCACCTGAATGTGAGTTCATTAACTTTGGTATTCTTTTATCTATACCAATAATCTCACACATCTTCTCATAGATGGCATTATCTTTTTGTTGAATATAATCATAATTGATATATGAGTTAGTATCACTTACACTCCATACATTTGTTTTACGAACCCAATCTAACTCAGGTCTGCGTGTAAATACGATATCACTATCGTGTAGGAAAAGAACCTCATCTTTGAGTTCAGGATGAGCTTTGAGGTGATTACTCATTAAGTTGAAATAAATCGCAGGAATGTACTTAAAATCACTCCTGGTATCATTGTAGAAGAAGAATCTAACGGTGTTGTAATGATTTTGAAGTTTCCTCCAATCATCGGGTACATTATCGTTATTTATTGAACATAAAATATCAATTTGGTTAGGATTCACACCATGTTTAATGAAGTTATTAATTACTATTTCTACCTGCCAAGTGTAATAAGAGTTAGCAGGCTGAGCACAAATGAATCTGATGTTTTGCATAACGTTAGTTTAAATTATTTAATTACCTATCATTTAACAATTCAAATATTGTTTGTGGTTATTACTGATTTTGGTAACGATATGTAAAATCTCCTGAACCTGTATATGTGTGTACATTTAAGTAAACATTAGCACCCATACTAACTTGTGTCTTTGTTCCACCAAACCCTTCATTGAAATTAGAAGGACTATTTTGGAAATATTGAACTTTAGTTCCTGCAACAATTGGTACTCCATTTAATTGAGTCACTGTACCAGTTGGTATCCAAAGTGATTGTGTTGCATAACCAGGACTATAAACAACTACATTAAGGTATTTGTATGTATCAGCAGGGCCACCTGAGCAGGATTCATTGTATAGTGTACCTGCTTTTGTAGGAATTGGATTTGGTTTGAAAGTACCATTTGCATAAAATGATGCAGTTGGATTTATATTACCATCAGGGAAAGTACCTACCCTACTAGCATAAACTGAATTAGCAGTAACAGGTCCTAATCCTCCACCACAACATCCAACGTATGTGATACTTCCAGTTCCAAAATTTTGGAATCCACTACATAATGTATTTCGTTCAGGCAAAATAGATTGAGTTACATAAGGTAATAATGCTACATCACAAACAAATGAACCTGATATTGCGTTGAATAATATAGGTGGAATTGAAGAACCAGGATATAGACTTTGTGATGGGCTAAATGCATATCTAGTTGAATCGTTGATTACACTTAAAACACCAGATGAAGTTGGACTAAAGAAACTTGCAGGGAATATAGATGCACTAAATGGAGTAAACGAATAATTGTAATTTCCTGTTTCTGGAATAGCAATTCTATAATTTATTGGTTGATTAGGTGCAGCAGTAGTAGTTGTTGTAGTACTCGTACTAGTCGATGTAGATGTACTTGTAGTTGAAGTAGAAGTAGTACTAGTTGATGTAGTTGAAGTAGAAGTAGTGCTTGTAGTTGTAGTTGTTTCACCACATAAATTAACTACAATGACATACCC